GCTGCATGGTTGAAAGCGATTGAGAATTCTTGGTCTGAGGTGTCTACGTTTTTGTTTGCTTGCCATTCGAGTTGATCGGTCATGATGCCGTTTCGCTCGCCCATTGGCTTGGCTACTAGCTGGGCCTTAGGGACTGTGAAGACAAGCGTTGAGGTTGTTGGCCCCGCGATCGTGAACGATAGACTAGCCTCTGTCCCGTCGCGAAATTGGCTGTATCGGTTTTGAGTGGCGATAAGCTTGGATTCCGGGTTGCCGGTAATCCTTGGATTGCGATCCGTAATAACAAAGTTATCGACGCCTGCTGCCGAGGTCGAGCATTCCCTAGCGGTAATCACATTGCCTAGATCGATCGTTGCCGATTCAAGGCAGATGTTTGTCGACGCCCAAGACGTAGCACCGCCTGCAACGCGAAGCGGTAGCGTGTTGACGTAGTTAATTGAACTTGGAATCGCCGCGTCTGCTTCGTCATCGTAGACCCCTTGGAAGTCGAATTCAACCCGGCCCATTCTTCCGGTAGGCAAGACAAATCGAGCATTGCCGACCGCTCCATAAATCCGCCTTCGCACCCCATCGAAGAACCCCGCAATCGTGAGGGTCTTTACGCTGCTCCCCGATGCCGGAACTTCGGTTTTTGGGAAGTAGGTAGCCGTCGAAAGCACCACGCCGCAAGCCGGAAGGAAAGTGCTAGCCCATGCCGGAACTGCCGAGCCATCATAGGCTAGATCAACCGAGAATGTAGCCCGGCCAATTCTGGCCCCTGGAATCGAGGTTAAGCGACCGAAGCCGCCCTGGCCCTGCCTTTCCTCAAAAGGAAATTCCGGGTTAATCATTAGGTCATAAGCATTGACCGTGCAATCCGCTGCCGCGATGGTTTCGGCTGTCCCTACGGTCGATTCGATCTTAGCACCCAAAACGGTCTTTTTACGTAGTAGCATATTTGTCCCTTCCGAGTATGTCGTTTGCGTCCTGTTTGGCCTCTTTGAGCTTGCGAACCATTATCGATTTAGCTTGAGCCGCCCCGCGATCAAAAGCATCCTTGACGCCCTCGATCTTGGTTGCTTGCAAGTCTCTTAGTTTTTGAATCGGGAATCGAGCCCGTCCAAGTCGCTTGTAAATGTTTTTGCCTAGCTTGGGAATCTTCGGCCCGAAAGCCCCATCGAATACCATTGCCGGAGTACCTCGAACAAATTCAATTTCGACCCCCTCAACGGTTTGCCGTGCTTTGAATGCCCGAAGCGGTACGGTAAACGTGTCGTCGATTTTTAGTATGGATTCTTTGGCTAGTACGTTGTCGATTATTTTTTCGTCGACGCAAAAAGCCCTCAATTCCTCAACCCGCTCGACGGCCATCGCTGTTTGTATTTCGCGTTCTGTTCGCCGCCTTGTTTCCTTGGTGGCTTCCTCGATGCGATTACTAAAAGCTTTCTCTAGTCCGTCGGCGTAGTTGATTACCCGCTCGGCTGCTAGCTTCGATTTTTCTTCGTGTGCTTGGATGTCGATTATCATCGCCTCACCGCCTTACCGTCGGATCGTCTTCATCGACTCTATAAGTCACAATCAACTGCATATTCGCCCCGTCAATGCCGCCGTCGGAAGTAAAGTTAATCTTGGTCCCGAAGGTAGCAAGCAAAGCGTTGCCGTCGAACGTGTGCCAGGAACTAGCCGGGTTGCAGATGCACTTGCGAACATCCGACCCGAATTGATTTAGTAGCGTATCGATTGCATCTTGGCTTCGCTCGGAAGGCATCAAAACTAGCCGGATATTGAACTGTTGAGCCAAGGCAACCGCTGGAGGATTGCCCGGACAGGATAGCTCGGGGACTTCGTTTTGGACTCCCTGGGTAATGATGATTTGGCGATCTATCGGCGTGTAGTTGGCAAATCGAGTAGGTCGCTTGACTTCCTGGACATCGGTTGGGTACGTAGTTGAATCGCCAACCATAGCCGATAGCCTGGATTCCAATTCAACCGCGATAAGTTCGATGATTGCTAGCGACACTCTAAAACCAACATCCCTTCGTCATGCTCAACAAGCCGAACAATAGACCGCCGCTCCGCTGGTTCGCCGACTCGGGGAGATAGTCCAATCTGATCCCCGCCGAGGTCTAGCTCATCGCTTTCAATGCCTTCCGATCCATCATTCGAGACGTAGACCGTAAACCGTGGGGTCACTAGGTCTGACGCCTCTGGAAGTTGCAAAGAATCGTCTCGCACAACCACCGCGTTGATTTTCCGCGATCGACCGTTTCGCTTGTAGTAAACGATCGATTCGGCGAAGTCTTGCGGGTTGGCGAAGACGTTTTTGGCATCCTCGATGATGGTATCGTGCAAGCTCATCGATTAGGCTCGCTTGCAAGTTACCTTGAAGTAGTCGACAACAACCGAATCGACGTTGGCACTGGACGATTTTTGCAACTGAACAAGCGGTTGCAATCCCGAGGAGTAGCCGCTCATATCAAAGGTGGTTGTCGCGCCGACTCGCTGGCCATCGATGTAGAACTTGACATCGCTTTTGCCGCCCGTGAAGTCAATCACAAATTCCTTGTAGGTCGTGCCAAGGGTTACGCCGCTGGAGATGTCATCGTTGTCGCGTACGCCGTCGTCGGTCTCAAGGTAAACAAGCGTTGTGCTGCTTGCGCCCTCCATGCGAAACCAAGCATTGGCTGCAACGTCGTTGGCGGTATCGTTTCGAGCCGAGCCAAGACCGAAGCAAAGAATCGAGCCGCTGGTGAAGGTAGCCGCCCCAATCTTTACCCGCATTTCAAGCCGCTGGATCAGGTCGATGTCGAAGTCCAGTGCATCGTTGAAATGCAAGCAGACGTTCTCGACTTCGCTGGTGGATGCAAGCGTTAGGGTCGCTTCGCTAGTCCCTTTGGAGTAGGTCGGAGCCCCGGAGGATGATGTGTCATCAACAAGCCAAGCGGTTGCCGGGTCTGCCGAAGTTGGGAACGTTGCCACCGCCCCGTTGAAGTCGTCGTAAAAAATCTGAAAGTCGCGCATGTCGCCCATGTTCTTATATTCCTGTTTTGTGAATTTTGTTGCCGTCCCAAAAAGCCCCAAGCAATCGCCCAGGGGCTAGAAATCAATCGACACTACGCACGATTAGCGAAGATGCCGCGATGCTCGATTACCGCCGCTGCGAACGATTGGCGAACCGTGTAGATGTACGAATCGTTTCGAATGTTGTAATCGCTTTCAAGCACTGGCGATTCTTCGCCACTCAAGAAGCTGATTTCAACCGTGTCAATCAGGCTGTTATCGGCGATTGCATACCAGTTGGTCGAGCTATTGGCATCCAAGTATGGACTTGCAACAACTCGCAACTGCCGAGCACCGCCGCGACCGTAAAGGTTCGAGACGCCGCTATTCTTCTCGCTCTCGACCGATGCCGTCGAATTGACAAGCTCCAATGCCGTCCCGGCGTAGGCCAAAGGCACCAAGAGGATCGACGGGGTAAGCCCGAGGAAAACGTCGCTAGACAATCCTTTTTGCTTGCCCATCACCTCAAAGGCTTTGTCGAGGGTCGCCTTGGCTGGAGCCCCAGCACCGCCCGAAAGGTTAGTCCCGGAGGCGTGAGAAGCCGAGAAAAGAGCCACGCCATCGGGCATGGTCGGATTCGACAGGAATACGTCGTAGATCGCTTTTTCTTGCGTCCTACGAGCCGCCGAGCCGTGCATCGCTGGGATGCGGGACAAGGCGTCCAGGTCGTCATTGATAACCGTTTCCCAGGTGACGGTAAATTCCTTTCCGTACTTCTCGACCTTGTACGACTTGCGTTGGTCGACGACCTTGCCTTCGGGGTAGTCCTTACCTTCGGGGACAACCTCAAGGTTTGGCGATTCGCCAAGGCTGATTCGGTTGATGTTTTTGAAGTCATCAACGCTTTGAGCTTGTCGCACCCATTGGTCCCAAGTGTATGGGGCTTCGACGTAAGACGCCGTCAGGGTCTTGCTGGCCGCATCCAAAAGCAAACTGGAGAACGATCCGCTGGTGTGGTAAACGTCGATGGATCGACGGATATTGAATCG